TTTGGGCTCTTATTTTCTGAGAAATTAGTAAGTTTACTTACAAAATACTCATTAGATTGGGAGAAATCCCAGGCTTCTTTATAGCCAGGAGTTCCAGAGGTGCTTAAATGGTCAATCATCCCGAGGATGTTAGTGACACGCATAAAGCTAGCTCTCGCTGTCGCGGTTGCGTTCTCAGCGTACCCCCCTGTCTGTAATCCAGTCAGTGCTAATAGGTTCTCTTGGGAGAAATCAGGAACTAAAGGTAGTTCACCTTCAGCCTGATGTACAAAGGCGACCAAGTCGGCCCAGGCTCTGCCTGTACCAGCTTCTACATCAAAAGTGTCGAAGTTGGTCAGCTTTGTCGAGATCTCGATCTCCTTTAGTGGCATCCGATATTTGGTCGTCCATCGGGCGAGGGCATCTGCCTTAGCTTCTTCAAAAATTCTCTTAAAGAGCCATTCAAGATCTACCGATACCACTTTGGTTACCCATTGTGGGAACTCCTCGAGCCGTTTCCGGCTGTGAAGGAATGATCGGTAGACGGCACTGACCCACTTCCCTAGGATAGATACTAGGATATCCTTGTCACGCTGTCGATCGATCAGGTCGCCAGTGTGAGCCATGCTAAACCTCCAGAGATCAGCCTTTCGGAGCATTGCTCCCAGGAAGATCTCTAAGGTTATTGACTTTAATCCGGCGAACTCGTATCGAGTTGTGCCCGGAGTCAGCATGGTCGAAAGGATCCATCGGATCACAGGCGGTACTACCCGAACGGACACTTCCGTAGACAGGTGGTGCCAAACATCTTGGCCAACCATCTTCTTAATCAGTGGGAGTACCCACGTTCTACTAGCAATGTCCATCCACCCTCGTCTTGCCATTCGAAGAGTCATTTCAACTCTCTCAGGAAGGGATGTAGCATTTATTTCCTCTCTCAAGGAGATTGGAGATACGTTTACATCTTTTACGAAGGTCTGGTTTGCAAAGTTAAACATGCCAATGTCAGAAATATGACTCTTGTGCATTGATAAGGGAACGCCGAGCTCCTTCATGAGTCTCGCGTAATATTCAGCAACAACTTTGTTGGCAATAACTACGTCATCTCCCAGGACCATATAGTCTCTGAAAGATAGAACGTCGACCGGAGAAACAACTCCGGCCTCCACGGCTGAGAAAAGAACCAGTGCATGATGCACCAGCGCCATACTCGCCCATGAAGTCAAGGCCCCCATCGGTTGTCCTGTATTATA